TCTTCTAGGCGAACACGTTCTTTTTCACGTTCTTCCGCTGTATCAATCATTTTCAAGATTTCGTTTAGTTCTTGCTTGCCGATTAGAGTTGTAAATGGTTCGATTGGTTGACCTGCTTTTTTGCAGTATTTCTCAATCGTTTCTCGCTCTTCTTCACGTTTTGCATGTTCTTCTTCAAGGCGTGTAATTTCTTTCTCTACTGCCTCGAAAATTGATTTTTTCGTTTGTTTACGGGCGAACGCTTTTTCGTCTAGCATTTCAAAAGTTACATCGAAACTCGCTAATCGTTGGTACTCAAAAATAGCCTCATCAATCCATGCTCTATATGCCTCTTTGATTTTTTCATCAATGTTTGCACTTGCTTTCTTCATGATACGTTTCAAGTCTAGTCGGGCGTCAGTAACGGGTTTAATTTGTTCCATGAACTCTGAAAAACGTTTGTCGATTGCGTCCTCTAATTCTTTAAACTCTTTCTTTGTAGCTTTCGCCCCGTTTACGCTGTTTTCGTCTGAGGTTACGATTAACACCTCATCAATGTTATCTGCGTAAGCCTGAAAAGTATCAATATACATTTGTAAGTTAGGTACCTCAAAACCGCCCGCTAAATTTTGGACGATTTCAAAGTTATTTGTGATTTTTGCGATTTCTGTTACCATTCGCTGTCAATTCCTTTCTCGTTTGTGTTTGCTTTTTGTTCATTGCTCTTCTTCATGTAAATTTGTTTAATTTCGCCCACTAGGATATTTGGAGCGATGTCAAACATGTTTCCTACGTTGTGTTTGTTACATACGTACTCAACCACGTCCGCTCTATTTACGCCTAACTCTTCAAGTTTTTGTACATACTTTTCAACGATTTCATGTACGTTTGGTTCGTTTTGTGGTTGTTGCTTTTGGTTGCGTTTTTGCGGTTGTTTTTGTGGTTCGCCGTTTCCGTTAGCTTTGTTTCCGTCATCGTCTTTGTCGCTTGTAATACCAAAAATTGCGGATAGTGCATAACGTTTGGCGTAAGTGATAGCCGAGCCGATTGATTGTGGTTTCGTGTTTTCTGGTTTTAAAATCAACGGCGGATATTCAATGAACTCGCCACTTTCATGAAATACAATCGTCCCGACTGATACGTTCCCACTCTCAGTAGTTGTTGAGTATTGTGAAAATGCTAGTCCGTATTTTGTAGCCGTCTGAGTGATAGCTTCCGCCACGTTTTCAAGTGGTACATATTCCGATTTGAAAAACGGATTTTTTGCGTCTTTAAGTGGTTGTTTTAACTCCTTTTGTGTTTCTACTAATGATTTTGATAATTTGATAATCGTTTCAGATTTGTTAATCATTCTCTTTTCCTCCTTTATTCTCCTGCTGTTCTTCTTTCAAAACGTTCCTGAGCGTATTCGTCTAATTCATCAACGAGTACAAATTCGCCGTCGATTTCAAAATACTCATCGCCCTCGTAAATTTCATGCCCTTTCCAATCTGTTCCAAAAACTTTTGGTTCGTCTTGTTCTAGGTAACTATTGTGCATACTTTCAAAACTCATTTTCTTTTGCTCCTTTTCATTTTATCCCTGAGGGTATACATACGTGCCATTTTTCCACATTTCAACCTCTTTGCCTTGTTGGTCGTGTGCACCGCCAAACATCATCGCCATTGCAATAATGAAAGCAAGCGCCATTCCCGTATAAGCTAAGAACTTGAAATACTTTTGTAAGAACGCTTTGCGCATATTGTTTTTTGCTTTTTGCTTTTTCAAGCGTCTGCGTCTTTCAATTTCAACTCTAGTCATTTTCATTTCTCCTTTCTTCTTGATTACATTATTAGTATATCACGTTCGTTATACGATGTCAACAGTTTTGATGAATTATTTTTTATTTTTTTGTCGTTTAACTTTTCCTGCGTAAGTCGTCAAACGGTCGCCAATCATAACTGAAAGATTTTCCATTTTTCGTGAGCCGTTTTTCAAGCCTGATAAAATCGCTTGATGAACGTTCGCCTCTTTAGAAATACGATATTGAGTTTCGTTTTCTAATAACCATTCAATGTCCTTTGTATTTACTTTCATTTGTTGTCCTCCTTTGATAATTTTTCTAGTTTATCAAGCTCTCTCAATGCCGTTTCGATATAACCTTCCCCAAACTTCACTAAGGCGTTGCGCTCGATTAAACTCATTTCTTTATCGTTGTTTTTCTCGAATAGTTCTCTATTCGTTTTTGTGTCATGCCTAACCATTTCTAACATTTCAAGGTGTTCTAATGCCTTTCTATATGTTGAAACGCCTAGTCGCTTATAAATGAGCCGTAAATAGGCTAATGTGCCTTGCTCATATATCTGCCGTGTATCAAGTTCTATTTTTCTAAGTTTTTTCAAAGTGTCATTCATGTTTTTCTTTCTCCCTTATATAGATACCAAATAGCGACGAATTTGCTTTTTTCTGTTGTTCGTTGTTTCTTTTAATATCTTCATAACATTCGTCAAGCTCCTCGGAGTTACTTCCTTTTGAGATTTTTATGATTTCAGTCACGTTTGAAATAGTGTTTGAAATTTCAATTAAATGTTCTAAACCTCTAACCCAAACTCTTTCATCATTTGTTATATCAATAATCTTTGAATACAATTCAACGCTTGCAATATATCTCTTTTTCATAATATTCTTGACTGCGTGCATATAGATTAAATCTTCCATGATTACACCTCCTTACCATTTCCAATCAAACGAGCGTCTAGTTTCAAAACCGTCCTCGTCAACGTCCACGCCTGCATAGTACTCTTCTTGCTCTTTTGCTAGTTTTACAAGATTGTCAAAGTTTCCTAGAGAACTTTCGTTAATATCTTCATATTCGCCAAATTCTGCTGAATGGTCGCCCCATTCCTTAACTTGATAATATTGACGATTGAAAGAGATAATATAACTGCCGTCCTTGAACGATGTCCCCCATACTTGCCAATGTTTGATGAATACAACTCTTTTTGCGTCTACAATGATTGCGTATCCGTATTTTGTTGGGATAACGTGATTTGATGAGATTTTAATAACTGCTGTGTTCCCATCCTCTGATACGTGCGAACCTAATAAGTACGCATATTGTTTTGAGTATTTGCGAAACTGTTCAGGGGCGAACCCTTTAAAAGTGTAGTTTGCATCAAAATCTCCAAATTTTAAAATTCCATCTTTGCTCCATGTTGAATTTTTCATTTTCGTTTGCTCCTTTGTATTTCTTATTTACATTCTTATTATATCATGTATGTTATACGTTGTCAACATTTTCAATCGCTTTTATTAAAGTTTTTCCAACTTATCGAAAAATGCGTGTGTGTAGAATTTCTTCAATCGTTCGATGTCAATTTGAGTAAATCTTAAACAATCCTCTGAATATGATTCTCTACTATTAACTCCATTCTCTTTTGCAATTTTAAAGCGGTATACTGTATCACTTACAATGTTTAAAGTAGTTAATATTGTTTCATCATCGGCGCTAGATTTCAAAATCTCGCTACCTAGCGCCTTGATGATTGCTGTATCTTTTTCTAATTTTTCAAAGTAGTTCATTTTTGTTTCTCCTTATTTGTAGTTGTAAAATGAAATGATTTCCAATAAACGTTGGTTGTAATGTTTAACGTATGGTAAATTGTTTCGTGCTGATTCTTCTTTTCTGTCGGATGTTCTTTCTTCCGTCATTTTTACTTTTTCTTCAACTGCCTCTGCTAGTTCTTTGATGTCTTTGAGGTTTAGTTCCAATGCGTCCTGAGGTAGAATAATAACCGCTTGGTTTACTAACTCTTTTGTTTTTTGTGCCTCTGCTTGTAATTTTTCATAGTTTGTCATTTTGTTTTGCCCCTTTGTGTTTTATTGTAGTCCCTTAACTACATTTATAGTATATCACATACATTATACATTGTCAACACTTTCCTACAACTTTTTTTCGATTTTTTCAAAAAAATAATGACAGCCGTTTGACTGTCATTATCTATTGATTGCTTACGCTTGTTCTTTGATTTCTTTTTCAATCTTTCTCATCAATGTTTCTGCGTGTTTTTGGAATTTTTCCGCTTTCTTTTCAAGTTCTCCAAAATCAACTGTTTCAACTAATTTGCTGAAATGGTTTGTTAAGAATGAAAGTTCGCCGCTAATTTCAGTTAGCCCAAAGATTTTACGGACAATGTTTTCGTTTGTGATACCGTTATAAACTAATTGTCTTGCGTCGTATGCCATTTCGTTTACTGCTTCATAAATTTTTCCTACTTTGATTTCTGCTTGTTGTTGTTCTTGTTCTAATGTTTTCATTTTTGCTTCCTCTTTTCATTTGTGTTTTGTAGTTATCTCTTATCTACATTTATAGTATATCATGAACGTATACCCTTGTCAACACTTTTGCGAAACTTTTTTTAAATTTTTTCAGATAATTTGTTCCTTATGAGTTCCGCTTATTGTACGCATTTTCTTTACTCTTTCCCCGATTACATTCATTTGTTTTTCATTGAATGTGTAATGAGTTCCAATCTCGTATGTAGATAAAACCTCTGTAAGCGATACAAAATAACAGCCGTCTACATTTGTGAGTGAAAACATTTTGAATTTAGGAGCTTTGTAATATTTATCAGTTCCGACTTGTTTCAAAATAATTCTCATAAACTCCAAGCCTTCAAAATCGTACCGATTAAGTACGCACGGCATATAGTATCGCATGTTTAACAATTCTCGGTTTAATTCAGTCGTTGAAACTGCGTTGATTTTATCAACAGGGAGATTTTTAAAATCTCCCATGAATACCTCTTTTGCAACTTTCTCGCTTATTTCTACTCTCATTTCGCTATCTCCTTTTCTAATTGGTCGATGTGTTGTTTCATTTGGTCGTATCTTCTTGATTGTACTTTACCGAGCTTGTTCAGTTTTGAGTATTTGTCTAGCGTATCTCTGTAATTTAATAGTGTACTCAAAATAAAAATTCCGTAATTTCTTTGAAAATACCAATATAATTTATCTGCTTTATCTGAGTAAATTTTTGCCTCGTTCATGATTGCCCCTCCTTTAGTTAAATACCGCTTTTTGCATTTGTAATAACATTTCATTACTTGTATTGATTGCGAATTTATTCAAACCTTCAATACATACCTCTTTGTTTTCTCTGATATATCTTTCACGCTCCATTTCGTAATATTCAATCATCATTTTGTGGTCTCTTACAATTCTGCTTGTTCTGTCGTTTCCTTTCGTTTGTAATAGCTCCATTGTTTTTTGGTTTAATTTTAGTGTTTCTTTTACTGTCATTTTCTTTTCTCTCCTTTGTGTTATCTCTTACTTACAAATACAGTATATCACGTACATTATACGTTGTCAACACTTTTATCAATTTTTTTAGCGATTTATTAGACACAAA